GTGATGGCGATAAACTAAGGTTTTACTATCACGATCAATCTGGCATTGTCAAAGGTGCTAAGGTTAAAACAAAAGACAAACAGTTTACTTACGAAGGAGACTCACCTGGTACATTCTTCGCCCAATACTTATGGGGCAACAGTGGTAAACGTATTATTATTACAGAGGGCGAACTAGACTGCGTATCATATGCAGAACTATTTCCTACTTGGCCTGTTGTGTCACTACCTAGCGGTGCAGCTGGTGCTAAAAAAGCAATACAAAAGAACTTAGAATTCCTCCAAGGTTACGGTGAAATTGTACTTTGGTTTGATTCTGATGAACCAGGACAGAAGGCTGCTGAAGAAGCTGCGAGTGTGTTACCACCTGGCAGGGCATTCATAGCCCGTCTAGAGGCTTACAAGGACCTCTCAGACGCATTACAAGCTAATGATTACAAGGCTATCGATGATGCATTCTTTAAACGTAGAGAATATCGTCCCGATGGTATTGTAGATGGTAAATCATTACTTGAATTAGTTACTACACCATCACCACCATCTGATCATGACTATCCATTCCAAGGATTACAAGAAAAGCTTCACGGGATCCGGTATGGAGAACTTGTCACAATTACTTCAGGATCTGGACAAGGCAAGTCGTCCGTCTGTAGAGACTTGGCTGCTCACTTGTTATCGAAGGGAGAAAGGGTCGGTTATTTGGCTCTTGAAGAATCAAACAGACGTACTGCTCTAGGACTTATGTCTCCTATTGTTGGTAAAGCACTACACATGGGTGAACACGATCGTTCTACGTTAACTGAAGCCTATGAGAGAACGCTTGCCAATTGGGATTTATTTTTGTTTGATGGGTTTGGATCTTTTGATCCTGATATCATCTACAATCGTATTGAATACCTTGCTGCAGGTCTTGATACCAAGGTTATCTTTCTCGATCACCTATCAATCCTCCTCAGTGGATTAGATGGAGACGAGCGACGTATGATAGACACTACAATGACCCGCCTACGTTCACTAGTTGAGCGCACTGGCATTGCTTTATTTCTTGTGTCGCATCTTAAGCGCACATCATCGGATCAAAATCATGAAGAAGGTGCACGTGTTACACTCGGACAACTTAGAGGAAGTGCGGCAATCGCTCAACTTAGCGATGCAGTTATTGGACTCGAAAGAGATCAGCAGAGTGGATCTAAACACTCTGATACAACTGTTAGAATTCTCAAAAATCGCTACTCTGGGGAAACAGGCGTTGCTTGTCGATTAAACTATGACTTATCTACCTGTAAATTCAATGAAACAACAGAAACAGCAGACTTCAACCCGTCAACAGACTTCTGAATTGAAACGCCCTAACCCACCAACAACTCAAGCAATTGCTAGAGCACAGTTTGTCGATAAGACATACAAATGGCACGGTAAGTAATGCTGATCTTTGATTTAGAAACTGACGGACTGCTCTGTGATGTTACCAAGATCCACTGTCTCTGTATTTATGATACAGAAACTGAGCAAACAATGGTTTACAATGATCAAGCGTTTAAACATGCAACAGATAAAGCAGCTGCTGAGCCAATTATTAGAGGTCTTCAGTATTTGGAGGACGCTGAGTGTATTATTGGGCATAACATTATTGGGTACGATCTTGCTATCATTAATAAGTTATACCCCTGGTTTAGACGTATTGGTGATTGCCTGGATACTCTTCTGCTCAGTCGTTTGTATCACCCAAACCTCTTAGACATAGATAAGAAACGTGTCTGGAAAGACATGCCTCTTAAATTATATGGTCGCCATAGTCTAGAGGCTTACGGTTATCGTCTATCTGAGAACAAAGGTACATTTGGTAAGGACACAGATTGGAAGGAGTGGTCACAAGAAATGCAAGATTACATGATACAAGACGTTGTTGTTACGAACAAACTTTGGAAACATTTTCAACCATACCTGAGTGGATTAAATTAGAGCATGAGTCCGCCCAAATCCTCACAAGACAGGAACTACATGGATGGTACTTTGATGAACGCTCTGCATGGGAACTTGCATCTACTCTCAGACGAGAACTTGAGCAAACTTATCAACTACTACGTGACAGGCACCCTTACGTTGCCGGATCAATATTTACTCCTAAGAGAAATAATCGGACCCAAGGCTATGTCAAAGACGCTCCATTCACACGCTTAAAAGAACTAAATCCAACATCACGCGATCACATCTCATGGATATTGCAAACGTTCTGTGGTTGGACTCCAACCCAGAAGACAACTACTGGGAAACCAGTTATCGACGAAGTTATTCTGACCGAGATTGGATCTCCGATTGCTATGCAGTTTGCGAGATGTTTGACGGTAACGAAAATGCTTGGGATGATCTCAGAAGGCGCGAACGCATGGCTGAAGCTATCTACGACTGCTAGTCGGATACATCACCATTGTTCAGTAGCTACTGCAACATTTAGGCAAGCTCATCGTAACCCCAACCTCGCTCAAGTTCCGAGTGATCCTAGATTTAGGCAGCTATTTACTGCTAGTCCAGGTTTAGTAATGGTGGGGGCAGATTTGGCAGGGATCGAATTAAGAATGCTGTCGCATTTCCTAGCCAAGTATGATGACGGACGCTATGCTGACATCCTACTCAACGGTGACATCCATCAAGTCAATGCTGACAAGATAGGTATCAGTCGCAAACAAGTAAAGACCGTAACCTATGCTATGCTCTATGGGGCAGGCAATGAAAAAATTGGACACAGCTATGACAAACTTCTTTCATCCTCGGCAGCAAAGAAAAAAGGACAAGAGATCAGAGAAGCATATGTTGATGCGATTGAAGGACTCGGTGATCTCCTGGATGCAATTAAAAAAGCTTCAGAACGTGGATACATCAAAGCTATCGATGACAGAAAAATTATCGTGGATAGCCCGCATAAAGCGTTAAACTACTGCTTGCAGGGAAACTCTGCAATCCTGGCTAAACGTTGGATGCTTATCAACCAACACAACATCAAACAACTAAAACTATGCTGTTCACAACTAGCATTTGTTCATGACGAATTACAATTCGAGTGTTCTTCCGAACACGCCACAGACTTATGTTCATCCTTGGTACTTAGCAGTACAGAAGCTGGTGAATACTACAACATCAGGTGTCGCATTGACGCCGAAGCAACAACCGGAAACAACTGGAGCGAAACCCACTAATGCTTTATTCAAAGAAGAACGCACAGGAGATTAAATCTACTAAAAAGAAAACAACTCAAGGTCAAGGTAAACTATCTAAACCAAAGGGTGATCGCAAGATGAGTAGGGGTCAAGGTAAATGACTACTCTACTGATCGATGCTGATTACATTGTCTACAAAGCATGTGCATCAGCTGAGTACGACATTGATTGGGGTGATGATGTAATCATGGTCGGCAGTAGATTTAGTGAAGCATATGCTAATGTTACTAGAGAACTCAATAAAATTAAATCAGCTTTCTTCGATCCAGATGTTATTCTGTTCTTTAGTGATGCTGTTAATTTTCGTAAGTCGGTTGAAAAATCTTACAAAGGTCACAGGAATCGTAAGAAACCTTGTGGATACAGACGAGTAATCTACAAATTACATGATCACTATCGTGTTATCAGAATGCCACAACTAGAGGCAGATGATGCCATGGGTATTCATGCCACATCAAATGATGAATGTGTAATTGTGTCCCCTGACAAGGACATGAAACAAATACCTGGTACTCTGTACAATCTAGATGAAACCTTCACAATAGATAAGCAATCTGGCTGGGAATGGTTTCTTATTCAAACTCTTGCTGGTGACAGCACAGATGGTTACTCAGGTGCACCTGGATTTGGTGTAAAAACTAGCGTAAAATTTTTTTCTGAACATGGCTACACTTGGGATAGCGTTGTAAAAGCTTTTGAGTCTAAAGGTCTTACAAGTGACGAAGCACTACTCAATGCACGCTTAGCTAAGATACTAACTGCTGATGATTATGACTTCAAAGAGAACAGACCCATCTTATGGACTCCCTCCAATGCCAGTGACTGACATAACTCTAGAACAAGAGTTTAAACTAAAAAGAATGGAGGAGCTGTTGAAACGGTGTCCTCCTGATCAAATGATCGAGTTGTTTTTGCAACTACAAAAAACTAACTTTATTTTAACCAACAACGTAGGACAATTATTAGCACAATGGCGTATTTCTCCCCTGCCTACTACACCCGAGGATCAATTGAATGCTGGGACGCAATCAGAGACTGGGAATTAAACTATCACCTTGGCTGTGCAGTTAAATATATTTGCCGAGCCGGTTACAAAGATGCTAACACGAAAGCGTCTGACCTTAAAAAGGCTATCCACTATCTTGAGAATGAACTTGACAACACAACATCTACAAAAACAATCACTTTCGGATCAAGCAATCCAGTTTCGGACAGCGTATGGAATCCAGAACTCTACGGGGAACCGGACTATGCAACGGGATTTGATCGTTGAAGAGTTTAAAGAATTTATGTATGCAGCAACCGAAGAAGGTTATGCAGATGAACTCAAAGAACTAGCTGATCTTGTTTATGTCTGCTTTCAATATGCAGAAAACATGGAATGGGATCTAGAGGAAGCATTAGATCGTGTTCATAAATCAAACCTATCCAAACTTGGACTAGATAATAAACCTATCCGACGGTCCGACGGTAAGGTAATGAAAGGACCAAATTATAAACCACCTACTCTCGATGATCTTGTAAAATGAGCGAATTAATTTCTAGAACTGGTCGTGTTCAGTCGTGGATCGATGATCCCGATGGCCGATTGCCCGTGTCGTGCACGGTTATGAACGTATCAAATGAAATGGAAGGTCCCAATGGCATCGAAGCATCCTGGAAGTTCGCTAGTCACGCTCTCCGCAATGGCGCTGGCGTTGCAATTCACCTATCAGAACTTGACCCACGAGGCTTCGAGAGAGACTCTGGCGTCGTTGCGAGTGGTCCTGTATCATTTGGACGAATCTATTCGGCTCTTAACGAAACTCTCAGAAGGGGTGGAAAATATAAAAACGGAGCAATAGTTCTGCATATTGACGCTGAACATGCTGACCTAAAAGAGTTTGTTACAACACCACGTGATGTACTACCTTGGGTCAAACGTTGCGTTAACATCACACAAGAATGGTGGGATGATATGTCACAAGAGCTACGAGACTTGCTAATCCAAGGTATCAAGGCTGGTGACATCTGGCTGAACAAAGTTAAGTACCAAGGGACACAACGTATCCGAGGTAATGTATGCTTGGAAGTGTATTTACCTAGTCGTGGTACGTGTCTTTTACAACATGTGAACCTGGGGGCATGTAGTTTTGATCAGATCCCTACTGCATTTGCAGAAGGTATGAAAGAACTATGTGAACTACACGGTAAAACTGGTGTAGGAGATACCGGTGAGTACCTACCATCAGATACAGATCGTCAGGTTGGTCTAGGTGTACTTGGTCTTGCCAATCTGCTGCGCCGATATGGTGTTAGTTATGATCAATTTGGTCGTGCATTGGAGCAATACAACAGTAACAAAGTCGAAGCAACTGCTGCATTCTCTCTTGTACAACAACTTGCTGCAGGAATCCGTGACGCCTCTCTTATTGCACATGAGTACAATATGGTCAGAGCGTTTGCTATCGCTCCTACAGCGTCTTGTAGCTACCGCTCAAAGGATGCTGATGGATTTACTTGTACACCAGAAATCGCACCACCTATTGGTCGCACTGTAGACCGTGACTCTGGTACCTTTGGTGTACAAACATATAATTATGGTGATGTAGAAATCGCCTCAGAAGTTGGTTGGGAAAACTATAAGCGTGTTGCTGATGGCATCATGCACCTATACCAAACCAGTGGACTTCTCCATGGATACTCATATAATTGGTGGTCAGATTTGGCTATCATGGATGAGGCATTCATTGAAGAGTGGCTAAGGTCTCCACAAACCTCGCTTTATTATTCATTGCAAGTAATGGGCGATGTTCAGGATAAGACCGATGCGTATGCTGCTCTAGCTGATGTTGATGTTGATGATTACCTGAACGATTTACTAAATGAACCTCAATGTGATTGTCAAGAATGAACCCTTACGAAAAACTAATGGCGCGGAAGCGCAAATGGACACCAGTACAGACAACTGCTGGTACATGCAAAGAAGGTGCGGAGGAAACAATACACCGTGCCCTTGCCTTGAGACATATGGAACTACCTGTGGGAGATTTTATCACTGATGCACTTGCCACTGAAGTTCCAAACATGGCACGGGAGTTACTCGTATCAAATGTCAAAGACGAGGAAAACCACGACCTGGCTCTTGGTTACATCGCCAATGCTTACGGGGTGGATGAAAAGGCTGAAGCCGAAGCGTTACGGTTACGCGATGCATGGATCTCGCATCCTGATCACACGATTACGAAAGCAATGGTTGCCGAACGTGCAATTTTCTTCGTTCTTCTACCATTCTTCCGCGCTAATGGTGACGCTGGAATGCGAACAGTAAGCGCAGATATTAGTCGTGATGAACAAATTCATGTAGCAACTAATAGTATTGTATGTAAAGAACTTGGTCTAGATGTTTCACCAAGTCTTGATAAGCTGCGTAAAGCAACTATTAACTGGGTAATGCAACCACTAGGTATTAATACTACCTATAAAAATTTGGATAAAAAATTTTGGCTGCAATCTAGCGATAACTTAATGTATCAGGGCAAAGCTCCTGAACTTTCCTTTACAAAGGCAGCTAGAATGCCATCTTTCTTCGAGCATAGTAATGTCAATCTCCCCCAGTATGCTTGAGACCGTGGGTATGCAAGCCCGTGGTTTGACAAATCAATTAGAAGAAATCTTTCCACCCATTAATCCAACACCTGAAGATACAATGGAAAAGATTATGTACCAAGCCGGTCAACGCAGTGTCGTTGAGTGGGTCATCCGCTATATGGAGGAGAACTAATGACTTCAATTAAACCTCTTAGATTTAAATTACCAACTAATGTTACCTACACTGATCCAGGAGATAAAGGTTACTTCGGTATTAAAGATCTTGACGAATTAGAAAGCCAAGGTGTAAGTTTGAAAGATATTGCATCTTTTGCATCTGATCACCGGAACGTAGAACATGGTGTAGGTAAATTAGCAAGTCAAATTTTTAGATCAGCTGGTTATAATGCTTTTAAGCCAGCAACGACAAGCCCCAAGCCAGTAGTAGAAGTTGGTACGCAGGGAGGTAATAGTTATTACGAGCAGTTGTTGGATGATTTGAAGATAGCAAATCAACAGCAAGCATCTAACTTTAGAACTGAAATGCAGAGAATGCAGGATAAGTTTGATACAGAACAACGTACTACACTTAGCAACCAAGCACGTAGTGGTCAGCAAACTGATACCCGACTTGGTGGTGCCGCCTCTAACATAAGAGGGGGTACTGCTGGTTTCCGTCGTAGAGTAAAGACAAAAAATAAGTTTGGTGCTTCTTTAGGTCTGGGGATTGCACAAATGCCACCTTCAGGCGCAACAAGACAAAACTTAAATGTGTAAAATTTAATGACAGCTAAAACACGATATGACAGATTGTCTTCAGATCGTTCACAGTTTCTAAACACTGCTAGACAAGCAGCAGATCTAACTCTTCCTTATCTTATCCGTGATGATGAGGTTTATACTAAGGGTGCAGTTAAACTCACAACCCCGTGGCAATCACAAGGAGCTAAAGGTGTAGTGACTCTTGCAAGTAAACTAATGCTTGCATTGTTACCTCCACAAACTAGCTTCTTTAAGCTACAGGTTAACGATGTTAACTTGCCTGAAGAACTAGGACCAGAGATTAGATCTGAACTAGACTTGTCGTTTGCTAAGATCGAACGCACTATCATGGAATCCATTGCGGCTTCTAGTGATCGTGTTGTTGTTCATCAAGCACTAAAGCATCTGGTAGTAGCTGGTAATGCTCTTGTCTTTATGGGTAAGGATGGGCTTAAGCTCTATCCCTTGAACCGATATGTAGTAGACAGAGATGGTAACGGTAATGTTATTGAAATTGTAACAAAGGAAACAATCTCGAAAAAATTACTAAAAAAATTTAATCCAGATTACAAAGAACCACAACCTAATGAGTCATCTGACAATACAACACGTCACGATGATGAATGTGATATTTATACACACGTTGTTTTAGATAACAATCGTTGGATGTGGCATCAGGAAGTAGACGATCAGATTCTTCCTAAGTCAATGAGTAAATCTCCTCTTGACTCTAACCCCTGGCTTGTGCTACGCTTCAACCACGTAGACGGCGAAGTCTACGGACGTGGTAGGGTAGAAGAGTTCCTTGGTGATCTAAAGTCACTTGAAGCTCTGTCACAAGCACTGGTTGAAGGCAGCGCAGCAGCTGCTAAGATTGTATTCACTGTCAGTCCAAGCTCCTCCACCAAACCATCGACACTTGCTAAGGCAGGTAACGGTGCTATCATCCAGGGACGACCTGATGACATTGGTGTAGTACAGGTTGGAAAGACAGCTGACTTCCAGACTGCCTATCAAATGGTAGGTACATTATCACAACGTCTTAGTGAAGCATTCCTTATTCTTAATGTTCGTCAGTCTGAAAGGACTACAGCAGAAGAAGTAAGGATGACACAGATGGAACTAGAACAACAACTTGGTGGACTATTTAGTCTACTTACTGTTGAGTTCTTAGTACCATATCTTAATCGTAAACTAAACGTTGCACAGAAAACTGGAGAGATCCCACGCTTACCTAAAGGTGGTATTGTTAAGCCAACTATTGTTGCTGGTATCAATGCACTTGGCCGTGGTCAGGATCGTGAAAGTCTTGGTCAATTCCTACAAGTTATTGCTCAGACAATGGGTCCAGAAGCTATTCAACAGTTTATTAATCCAGAAGAAGTTGTCAAACGTTTGGCAGCAGCATCTGGTATCGACGTACTCAACCTTGTGAAGAGTATGGAAGAAATACAAGGTGAACAACAGCAAGCAATGCAACAACAGCAGGCTATGGCTGCACAACAAGCCGCACCACAGATGGCAGCTGTTGAACAAAAGCGTGAGCAAGCAGCTATGCAATCCATGCAACAACAAGCACAACAACCACCACAAGTTTAATGAGTGAAACACTAACATCAACTGATGCACCAGCTGATCAGTCAGAACTAAATGCTGATGAGCAAGAGTCTCTAGCTATTGCTGAGGCTAATGAAGGGGAACAACAACAGTTGCTAGCAGGTAAGTTTGATAGTCCACAATCTCTTGAACAAGCTTACCTAGAATTACAAAAGAAACTTGGTGAGTCACGTGAGGAAGAACCTCAAGCTGATGAGCCAGAAGAAGAGACAGAAGAGACAGAAGAAGAGGAACAAGAAGAAGCTGCTGAAGGTCAACTGACTGAAGCACAAGCACAACAACTATATACAATGGTTGGTGGTGAAAAAGAATATCAATCTATGCTAGAATGGGCAAGTCAATCTCTTTCAAAAGAAGAAATTGAAATGTATGATTCTGTTATGGGTGCTGGTAATGCTAATTCTATTTACTTTGCTGTTCAAGCATTGGCTAACAAGTATTCAGATTCTGTAGGTTCAGAAGGTCAACTTCTGACAGGACGTGGATCAGCAGAATCTAATGCCGTCTTCCGTAGTCAATCAGAACTTGTACAAGCTATGAGTGATCCACGTTATGATAATGATCCTGCATATCGCTCGGACGTTATGGCTAAACTTGAAAACTCTGACCTTGCTTTCTAATGATTGATTGCCCACAATGTACTGTACAAGAGCAGTACGTTCTAGAACAACTACAGACTTCTGCGGGTGTAACAGATCGAACTGCACTTGCTGTTATTATGGGTAACATCTATCAGGAGTCAACCTTTAAACCTAACGTCTGTGAAGGCGGTACTATTATTCCCTATGATAGATGCCTTAAGGGTGGTTATGGTTTAATTCAATGGACATCTAAACATCGTTATGATGAACTAGGTACATTCTGTGTTGAACGGAATGCTGATCCTAGTTCTTTAAAATGTCAAACAGCTTACATGATACATGAGCTAAGATTTAGGGATGACCTTAGCTCATTTCTGACTAACCATCAGACAGTCCCTTACTATATGAATGCTGCTTATCACTGGTTAGGGTGGGGCGTTCATGGTAATCGTACAAAACACACTTATTCTTTTTTAAACAAACTAAAATGAAAATTCTTGCTATCCTTCCTGCAGCACTGTTTGCTGCTGCACCAGCCGCATTCGCCGGTCCTTATGTAAACGTTGAGGCAAACTCTGGTTATACTGGTAACGATTATTCCGGCACTGTTATTGATAACCATGTTGGATACGAAGGTAACAACTGGTATATCCAAGCAGGTCCTGCTGTTGTCCTTAGTGATGCAGCCGAATCTGAACTGGAACTCTCCGGTAAGGTCGGAGGTACCACGTCTCTTAGTGAGCGTCTAGATCTTTATGGAGAGGTGTCCTTTTTGACTGGAGATAACGATACTTCTTATGGTACTAAAGCAGGTTTGAAGTACTCATTCTGATGAACGATACACAGATCTGGCCCACCGAACCCCGCATGTACATGGAAGAAGTAACTGTGAATCACAACGAAAAAGCTGAGAAGCTGAACGGTCGCCTGGCAATGCTAGGTGTCATCGCAGCACTAGGTGCTTATGCACTGACTGGTCAACTTATCCCTGGAGTCTGGTAATGCCACAAGGTAAAGGAACATACGGTACACAAAAAGGTCGTCCACCTATGAAAGGAACTAAGAAAGGAACTAAGAAGTAATGGCAAATGTCAGCCTCAAGATCGGTAAGCACAAGTCCCGTTCAGGCGGGCTGACACTTGCTGGTATAAAAAAAGTCAACGAAGAAACTGGTTCTAATTTAAAACCTGCCGTTACAGGAAAGCCTAAAGCTGGTACTAAAGATGCCGGTCGTAAGAAGTCTTTTTGTGCTAGGATGGGTGGTGTCAAAGGACCAATGAAAAAGCCTAACGGAAAGCCAACCCGTAAAGCGTTGGCATTAGATAAATGGAATTGTAAAAAATGACTAAACCTGGTCTCTATGCAAACATCCACGCTAAGCGGAAACGCATCAAAGAAGGTAGTGGAGAAACAATGCGCTCACCTGGGAGTAAAAAAGCTCCTACTGCTAAACAGTTTAAGCAAGCAGCAAAAACTAGAAAAAAAATAAATAGCTAAATAGAATAAGGGAGGTGCAATTCCTCCCCTAGCTCTAGACAGCCAAGTCTTTAAACTGGTCTTACTTAATTTTACTTACCCAACCATGAACTATTACTTAAATGACCGCTGTACTTTCAAGACCACAAAAACTAAATAACTGGGAAGCCTTTTGTAACTGGGTTACCTCTACTAACAACCGTCTCTATGTCGGTTGGTTCGGAATCCTTATGATTCCCACGCTGCTTGCAGCTACTATTTGTTTCATTATTGCCTTCGTTGGCGCACCCCCCGTAGACATCGATGGCATCAGAGAACCAGTCGCAGGCTCACTCCTGTACGGAAACAACATCATCAGTGGGGCCGTCGTCCCATCTTCCAACGCAATCGGATTGCATTTCTACCCAATTTGGGAAGCTGCTTCGCTTGACGAATGGCTCTACAACGGTGGCCCGTTCCAACTGGTCGTCTTCCACTTCCTCATTGGCATCTATTCTTACATGGGACGCGAATGGGAACTTAGCTATCGATTAGGGATGAGGCCCTGGATCTTTGTCGCATACTCAGCACCAGTCGCCGCAGCATCAGCGGTCTTCCTTGTCTATCCATTTGGACAAGGTTCTTTTTCAGATGCAATGCCTCTTGGCATTTCCGGGACCTTTAATTACATGCTCGTCTTCCAAGCTGAGCATAATATCCTTATGCACCCTTTTCATATGCTTGGCGTTGCCGGCGTATTTGGTGGGTCTTTGTTCAGTGCTATGCATGGTAGTCTTGTCACCAGTTCCCTGGTTAGGGAGACGACCGAGAATGTATCTCAGAACTATGGGTATAAATTTGGACAGGAAGAAGAGACATATAATATTGTTGCTGCTCATGGGTACTTCGGACGATTGATCTTTCAATATGCATCATTTAATAACTCACGTAGCCTCCACTTTTTCTTGGCTGCATGGCCTGTTGTTGGCATTTGGTTTACTAGCTTGGGTGTTAGCACTATGGCTTTCAACCTTAACGGCTTCAACTTTAATCAATCCATTGTCGATAACGGGAACCGTATTGTCCCTACTTGGGCTGATATTCTTAACCGTGCGGGATTGGGAATGGAAGTAATGCATGAGCGTAATGCCCATAACTTCCCACTTGATCTGGCAGCAGCGTCTACCACTGAGGTAGCACTGACTGCACCTGCTATTGGTTGATGTACTTACGTTCATCCGTTAGGACGCATGCCGCCTAGTCATGGAACGGGGGCTAGGTAATTGGATTTAACAATGACTGTTACTCTCACTTATCGCGGCAACAAGTACAACAAAACTGTAAATAAGAAATAGGCTTACAGAGGGGTTCGAGTCCCCTCTTTACTATTGGCATTGGCCCGTACGCGGATACCCTTTGCCGTCTAGACGGTGGGACAGACCACACATATACAACTAAATAACTCTGAACGTTCAGAGAGTCGAAAATAACTCTCTTTAAAAAAAATGGCTTTTCAATCTACTGTAAACCCTGCTCAGCTAACTCAGCTGGGTGCTAATAATCTGGCGGCGGCTAATACTTCTGAAAAACGCGCACTGTACCTTAAGTTGTTCAGTGGCGAGATGTTCAAAGGCTTCCAGAATAACACAATCGCTCGTGACTTGATCATGAAGCGTACACTTAAGAACGGCAAATCATTGCAGTTCATCTTCACTGGTCGTACCAAGTCGGAGTTCCACACTCCTGGTAACAGCATTTTGGGTGATTCCAATGGTGCACCTCCAGTGTCTGAAAAGACGATCACAATTGATGACCTGTTGATCAGCTCTGCTTTCGTCTATGAATTGGACGAGGTACTTTCTCATTATGACCTGCGCAGCGAGATCTCACGTAAGATCGGTTATGCATTGGCAGAGAAGTATGACCGTCTTGCATTCCGTGCTGTTGCACGTGGTGCACGTAAGGCGTCACCTATTACTGCAACTAACTATGTTGAGCCAGGTGGTACACAGATCCGTGTAGGTTCTACCACCAATGACTCTGATGCATATGTTGCTGCTAACCTGGTGTCTGCATTCTATGATGCAGCTGCTGCTCTTGACGAGAAGGGTGTATCAGGTGATGGCCGTGTTGCCGTCCTGAACCCACGTCAATACTATGAACTGATCCAAGCTGTTGGTTCCAACGGCCTGGTGAACCGTGACTCTCAGGGCACTGCTCTGCAGTCCGGTCAAGGTATCATCGATATTGCTGGTATCAAGATCTACAAGTCCATGAACATTCCGTTCCTGGGTAAGTATGGTACTGCTTACGGCGGTACAACTGGTGTAACCGATCCTGGTAACACTGGTTCTTTCGTGGGTGAAACTATGGAAGATGCCGGTGACGCTACTGCTGGTATCAACAATGATTATGGTACTGCTGCTGAAGTCGGCGCTAAGTCCTGCGGTTTGATCTTCCAGAAGGAAGCAGCCGGTATGGTCGAAGCAATTGGTCCACAGGTGCAAGTCACCAGTGGAGACGTATCCGTGGTTTACCAAGGTGACGTGATGCTCGGGCGGCTTGCCTGTGGTGCAGATTATCTGAACCCTGCTGCTGCTGTCGAACTGTATGTTGGTGCTACTGCTCCTTCTGCATTCTGATTTTTATATACATGGGAGTCCTTTCGGGGGCTCCTTTTTTTTAATTCTTTATTGAGAATAATACTCATTATGGCCTTCCCTACTACTGGCTCCAACACTGAGCTACAAGCTGTTAATCAGATCCTGGCGTCAGTTGGTCAGGCTCCTGTAACAACACTAACAAGCGATGAAACTTTTATACTAAATGAAGTTTCTAAATTTACTGGTTCTATTTCCGGTACTACTCTAACTACTACAACAGCTGACATCCCAGTCGGTACCTATATTGGTGGTCCCAATGTAACTGTTGGTACATCTATTGCCGTCGCAGGTGTAGAGGTATCCCCAGCTACAGACCCTGTTACATATACTTATACTATCAATATTTCACAGACTGTTAGTAGTCAAATCTTGACACAATCAATTGTTAAAAGTAGAGTTGAATCACAAACCAACCCGGACGTTGCGATTGCACTCAACACCCTAAGAGAAGTGTCACGCGAAATACAATCAGAAGGATGGTCTTTCAATAAAGAATACGACTATCCAATTACACCAGATTCAAACAATGAAGTAGTTATTCCTAATAACATGCTTCAGATGGATTTGAATCCTACCTATACACAAAACATGGATAGAGATAGTGTTAATCGTGAAGGAAAACTTTACGATAAGACTGCTCATTCATTTGTGTGGACAGACGAAAAACTATACGTTGATGTTATTTGGTACTTTGATTGGACTAGTATTCCTACTACTATCCAAGCATTTATTATTGCTAAAGCTGCTGCTATTGTCTCTAGTAGAATTATTGGTGATCCTAATCAATACCAAATGCTACAACAGAAGGAAGCTCTCGCTCGTTCTACAGCTTTAGAATATGAGTGTAACCAAGGAGACTATACATTCTTTGGTAGTCCTAAAGGTAAGAACTTCTATCAAAGCTACCAACCGTTCCATACTTTGATGCGCTAATGCCAGCAGTAACACAACTAGTACCAAATTTTCTTGGTGGTGTGTCTCGCCAAAATGATGACAAAAAATTATTAGGACAAGTAACTGAATGCATTAACGGTTACCCTGATCCTACCTTTGGTCTACTTAAAAGACCAGGGATGCAACATACAAATGTATTAAAGAAAGCTAATGGTACTGCATTTACTAAAGCTGAATTAGATGGTGCTATTTGGTTCTTTATTGAACGTGATGCCGCTGGTTCTTATGTTGGTGCTATTAAAGGTTCTAACATTTATATCTGGACTACAACTGATGGTACCTTTTGTACTGTAACTAACAATGCAGCTTCATATCTAACTGGTACTACACAGAAAGATTATCACTTCCGTAGTGTACAGGACGTTACAGTTATTACAAATAAAACTGTTACAACTGCTATGCAACCTAATGGCACGTTTGTCTCAGATTCAGTAGCTACGTTACATTTAAAATCACTCCTTGCTTCTTACGTTTATTCGGCAACTATTCAAAATGTAACATTTACAGCAACGGCTCAGAATTCTACAACATATGATGACATGTTGTTGTTTGATTCTGGTAATGTTAATACTTCACACCATCTTGTTGATTCAATTAAAGCTGGTATTGAAGCACAACATTCAGCAGGTAATGCAGCATTTGCAGGTTCGTGGTATCTTGAAGGATACACTACTAGTCTTGTTATTAAACGTACTAATGGTAGTAACCAAGTTGTAACTGATTATAGTGCACCATCTGGTACACCAGTAGCATTTACTATTGATGCTAAAGGTGGTCCTACTAACACATCACTTGAAGCATTTCAAGATTCAGTAACAAGTATATCTAGTCTACCTGTTGAATCTTTTCACGATCACAATGTACAAATTTTAAATAGTGCATCTGCCGAAGATGATTATTATGTAAAGTTTGTAGCTTTTGATGGTGTAAAAGGTAGAGGTTATTGGCAAGAAACTGTATCACGTAATGCCTCACCTGGTCTTAATGCATCTACCATGCCACACCAGTTAGCAAATACTGGTCCTACTACATTTACATTCGGTCCTCTTACTTATACTGCTAGAGAAACTGGTGATGATGTGACAAGTCCTATTCCATCTTTCATTGGATTTCCTATCCAATCTACTTTCTTCTATAGTAATAGATTTGGTTTGTTATCTGAAGATAATGTATTTTTTGGTAGAGCAAATGATTCATTTAACTTCTTTGTAAAGTCTGCTACTGTACAAACTGCATCAGATCCTATTGATTTAAATGTAGCTAGTATCCGTCCTGTTACATTGTCTGATGTGTTACCTTCTCCACAAGGTTTACTTTTATTCAGTGCACGACAGCAGTTTCAAGTATATGCTTCTGACTCTAACATCTTAACACCTACTACATCAGTTATTAAAGATCTATCAAACTATGAGGTAAATACTGATATAGCACCTGTTGATGTAGGTAGTACAGCAGCATTTATTACTAAGGTACCTGGATATAGTAAACTATTTACTATGGAATTACGTGATGTTGATCAAGGTCCAAATGTAATTGACATTAGTAAGATTGTTATTGAATGGATTCCAGAAAGTATTGATAGTCTAACAGTTAGTCCACAAAACTCTGTTATTATGCTGGTAGATACTTCTACATCTTATCTTTATATTTTCAGGTATTTTAATAGTGGAGAGCAAAATTTATTTCAAGCATGGACAAAGTGGCAACTACCTGGTACTATCCAAGCAACAGATATCATTAATGATTCTGTATTCATTGTATCACAACAAGAAGATGAGTATACACTGGGTAAGATCGTACTTGATGAGATACCCACAGGAAGCTCTGTAGCAGGCGCAAATACCATTACTGGTAATTCATGCCTAGACATGGCTACAAGGCCCGTACAGCCTGCTGTAGGTGTCAATGCGGTGGTGTATGATTCAACGAATGAAGTAACTAAAATCTATGTACCTTATACACCCTTTCAAAATATTAAAGGTGTAATGCTTCTTACTGTTCCAATAGCAGATGTAGGTACAACTGCAGAAGTAGATGCTGATGCTGGTTTTTATCTAGAGGCAACAGAACGTACAGAGATTGGTACAGGTTATCACTACTTTGAAGTTAAAGGTGACTATTCTAGTTATGCTGATGGTATTGTTGTAGGTTATAACTATGACTTTGAAACAACACTACCTAAATTATACTATAAACAAGATCCTAATACCTCTGATTATACAGCTACATTAACTATTTCTAGAGTAACATTCTCTATAGGTAGGACAGGTCCAATGCTATTCAAAGTAAAAGCAGATGGATCTGATGAGTGGAAGAACGTAGAATATGTAACAGACGCTAATATCTATAAAGCAGATAGTAGTCCTATTACATCTGAACATCTTTTCACTATACCAATCCATCAACGTAATACTAATTTTGAATTAAAAGTGACAAGTAATTTTCCATACCCTGTGTCGTTGGTGTCAATGACGTGGGAAGGCAACTATTCACCACGTTTCTATAGGAGGGCTTAAATATGTTTGATCCAAAAGGTAGTCATCTTCTAGATGAACAGCTTGCTGTCTCTGGTTTAGAAATGAATATAGTAGGCGTTTTGGCAGGAATCGCTGCAGTAGCTTCTATTGGTAGCGGCATTGCGGGTGGTGTTCAAGCATCTAAAAATAACACTACCGCCAAAAACAATAGAAGATCACAAAAAAGACATAACAAAAGAGTAGCTGCAGCTACTAACAGATACAATAAAGAAGTTGATGAAAATAGTGAAGCAAATTATTATGCGATGCGCGACTTTAATCAAGAAGTCGCAATGTCTAATTGGGAACGTGGTAAAGAGATTCAGGATTATAAATTTGATGCAGAAATGAAACAGTTTGAAAAGAGCCAAGCACTTGGTTCTGCTCAATTAGGTTTGAATTCTCAAGATGCTGCTCTTGCAATTGAATCAGAAGAACGTGCTTTAAATGATGCTTTCTTACAAAAACAATTTTCAATTACAGATTCAAAGGTAGCTTTACAAGATGAACTACAACAGCAAAATCTAAACGCCCAAGGTGTTAGATTAGATTTACAAGCAAGTCAGGCTGAGGCACGTTTTAGTAGTGAATCACAGATATCTAGTTTAAAACAAGCTTCTAATCAAGCACGTTTTAGTAGCAAAGAACAGCTGTCTGGTTTAAAGCAAACTTATGCTGAACAAAATATAAATAGACAAGAACAATATACACAACTACAAGGTATTCGTAGTCGTCAACAGACTGGTACTGCATCTATTGAAAATACTATTGAGCAATTAACTTCTCAAAGTAATATTCAAAAAGAATCTGCTATGGTAGAAGGTTTGCTTGCTGAAGGTAGAGCTTCTTTAGGTCAAGCTGGTAAATCTACCGCTAAATCTAAACAAGCTAGTAGGGCACAACTTCAACGTAGTCTTATGGCATTATCTTCTGATTTATCTGGTAAGCGTAAGCAAGCTGGTATTCAATTAGCTGAACTTAATGCCGAGATGAGTCTTGCTAAAACAGGTGTTGGTCTTAATTTACAAAGAATTGATACTGCTGTTAGTGGTGCTGAAAGAGATACTCGTCGTAATTTACGACAAATTCGTAGTACTCTTGAAGGAGCAGAAACAGATACTGGTATTAATTTACAAAGGATTGCTAGCACAAAAGAATTAGCAAGAGGAAGGGCTCTTTTACAGACTGAATCAATTACTAATGCAATCAATAGTGCTAACAGAGATTACAGCCAAAACCTACAAATGATTGATGCTAATTACGAAAGTGCTAAAAGTCAATCGGAATTAAATATTCAAAACATTGGTCTTCAGAAACAATATGCTGATCTTAATACTGAAGCTGGTATGATGATAAAACCTGAAAGACTTCCTTATGATCCAAAACCTATGGAACCACCTGAACACATCTTTTTAAAAAGTCAAAAAGCTATTCCTGGTTTCGTTCCATCTCCAGCAATGCAAAGTGTTTTTGCACCTATTGCTCAAGGAGTGGCACAAGGAGCATCAACACCTGGTCTAGGTAAATTATTTGGAGCATCATAATAATGGCAAGAATAAAGTATCAACCTTCTACTAGGGTAAAACCATTTAACCCCATTCAACTATCTAAAGAAGGCATTACCCAAATGCGAAGGGATAGTGACCGAAAAATTCGGGGGATGGAGCAGAATTTTCAAGCTGAAAAAGAACAGCAAGCGAGAGATCGTGCTGCAATGCAAGAAAATGCGGCTTTAGAACAAGACCGTATTAAGAGAGATCGTGAGATTGAAATTGAGAATTTAAAGAACGAACAAACTGCGTTGTCTCAACAAGCTAATATTGATCGACAGCAAGCTAAGTTTGATAGTGAAGCATCGAATGCAATATTTGAGTCTATTTCTAGTCTTAGTCAAACGGCTGCGTCCTTTATTGAGGAAGCAAAAGTAGCAAAGCTTAAAGAAGATACAAAAAAAGCTCAAGGACAAAATCTTGGTAAAGAAAGAGAGAGTTTAGATCAGTATTACAATAACTTAAATAGTATAAAAAAAGGTACAGTTGCTTTTGATGCTGATGTTACAGAAAATGCGGTGCTGTCTGGGGAGGAAAGATGGCAGACTACATTAGGTCATCTTTCTAATCCTGGTCGTAACTTTAATGTAAATCAAATTAATGCTAATACACTAATAAAAGATCAAGGTATTGCAATTTTTGCTAAAGCATTTAACGGCACAGACCGTATTTATACAGATTCTGCTGGTAACAAATTTTCAGGTGTTGAAGCATACAATGACCCAATCAGAAATAGAATTGTTACTGATACGGAACATAAAAATTTTGTTGAAAAACTTGGTTTAGATTATGCTGCTGAAGGTTATTTAAGTTCCTCCTCTGCAGAATTAGAAAAAGTAAAAGATGCATTAGCAAAAAGTTCAGTAGAAAGAAGTTTAAAAAAATCACTGGAAATTGGTGAAAGTAAATTAAAGATTCTTCGATCTGGAACTGCTGAAAATATAGCTGAAGCGTGGGACTTTGAAAGCGTTCTTAAAGATATGGGATCCGCATGGGAAAGTACACATAAGATGACTGCTGATCCTACAAACAGTATAGAAATGTTAAGCGAGGCACAAGCACGTATAATGGGAGTGCCTATGAAAGAATATAATAAAAATCCAGAAAAATATAGCATATTAAATGAGAATCACCTAAGGTATGCACAGACTAAACTACAACTAGCAAAGCGTAACGAGAATATACGCAAAGCTAATGAGGCAAATCTAAAATTTAGAAAAGCTCAATATAACGAATATTTTTTCGTTCATAAAGATAGTATTACTGCAGCTGTTAAGGATAATCCCATTCTTGCGGAACGAACACTGCTTGACCTCGCGAACAAGTCAGGGTTTACCCTACCAGCATATGCAACAAGCCTCCTAAACAATGCTAAAGCTGAGCTAGAAATTGAAGATACGGATCGTATGAATTTTGAATATAATAATTCAAAACTTACCCCAGAGTTTATTAATAATAGTATTAAACATCCTACTGTTAAAAAAGCAGCTATAAAACTTATGGCAGCAGCTGAGGAGAAAAGATTTGGTAAACCAGATAACCTTGTTAAAAAGGGCTATCTTGAGCTTGCAAAAAAAGCAGCAAAAAATGCTGGATCTAGAGATATTAGTGGTACAGCTTTTCTTATTGAAGCCAAAATATTAGAATACCATGACACGGATTTAAGTACAACTGGAGATCCGCTGGCTACAAAAAATAATATTGAGGAATTGTATTACAAAGCAGTAGCAGAAAGAGGCTTACCAAATGCTGATGTTAATAATATATTTTATCAGAAAGAGGATGCTTACAACAACATTGTATATCCTAACATTGAAAATCCAAAAGGGGATCCTGTTGCCTTTCGTGAAGTAGCTGATTTTGCTTTAAAGAAATATGGAGCAGATGTAAGACAGTATCCATATAGTGTAGAGACACAAGCAGCAACAGACATAACAATTGAGTCATATAAACAAACAGGTACACCAAGATTTTCTATAAACCTTATAAATAATGTTGATAGTATAAACAAATCAAATCCTGATAAAAAACGACTTACTTACTCTGAATATTTCAATGAAATGCAGAAGGCAAAAAGCAGTATATCAGGTGAATATCATCCTATTATTGAAAACACTTTTAGTACACAAACTTTAGATTCCTTAAGTCCAGCACAAGCTAAGTTACAATCAAGTGCACATCACTTTTCTAGTAATATATTAGCCAAACGTAATACTATAAATTCTACAGCTGGTATTGATAATGGCATGACGCTAAGATCAATGACACGTGGTAGTATGGGTGGCGATGCCATTAGACAACGTTCTGCATTACAAGAAGTAGCAGGAGAGTTAGGAGTAGATCCAATTGACCTTGCAACTATTATTGGTTTTGAAACTGGAGGTACTTATGATCCAGGCCAAGCTGGTGGAGAAGGCGGTAATTACAGTGGTTTAATTCAATTTGGTGGACCTGAAAGAGATGCTTACGGTGTTACTCCAGGTATGACTTTTGAAGAACAATTACGTGGACCTGTCCTTAATTTCTTTAAAGATAGATTTGCTAAAGCTGGTATGTCTACACAAGGAGCTTCACTAGAAGATCTTTACACAACTGTTTTAGCTGGTAATCCTGCAGCAAACAGAAATGCTGAAGATTCTTTTGGTACTTCTGCATTAAGTGGAGTAAGTAGAATGGGACCACATAGAGAAGCAGCAATTAAAAGATTTGGATTTTAAATATAAAATTAATTATTATTAAATGTATTAATTAAAACAAGATGAATGACCCTTTAGACTATTCTAATGTGGGTGAAGATTTGGTGATGGATGAAGAAGAACGGTCACGAACCCTATCTAATGAACAGATCGAAGAGATCAATCAAAGACAGGCAGCTGCTCAAGAGCAGAGTGAGGCTATTCAACAAGAATCTATCCAACCTGCTACGGCAGTACAACCTGAACCACAAGAAATGAAACCTCAACCTACGGGTGGGGACACACAAGAAGAAGGTTATTTTGAGGGGCTTGGTCAACGTCTTAGTTACTTTGGTCAACCCCTTGATGAAACCAATACACAAGTTAAAGAACGCTTAAGTGCACCAGGTCAAGGTATTATTGATTTTGGTGTTCAAGCTATTAATAAAGTAGCTAGTGTTTTAATGAGGGGTTTAGAGATCCCTCAAATTCCTACAGCTACTAAATATGAAGATGAAGTAGCAAGTGCTGCACGTACAATATCTTCTGTTGTTGCACCAACCATCTTACTACAAGGTGCTGGTATGGCCGCAGGACAGGCTGGACAGGCTAGAGTTGGCTCTAAGCTAGGTGAATCAGCCTTCATGAAATTTATCGGTACTAGAGGCGTAGAGGCAGGAGCTAGTGTTGCTGTCGGTTCTATTAGTTCTGAATATGAAACAGGCGATAACATGTCTGGTATGCTGAAAAAATCTTTTCCTAAAACATTTGACTTTATCCCTGATAATTGGGCTACTCTTGATGGAGAAGGAACTGATATTAAACGACAGAAGAATATTAACGAAGATCTTGCTCTTGGTTTTCTTATTCCTTTTGTTGGTTTTGCTGGGCAAATGGCTGCATCTTTAGATGAAACTGGTAAACTATTTAAGAAACCACCTAAACTTATTGGTGAATCTGATCAAGCTGTTAAGTACCTTGCAGCTAATAGTCCGAAGCCAAAAAGCTCAGTACCTGAAGAGGCTATGCTAGAATATGCAGCTAAACAGGAAGAAGCGTTGGATGAGCTTGGTTACTACAATATGAGTAAAACACCAGAGCCTAATGTTGCTATTAAAGGTGTACATGACTTGTATGAGTTCCGTGAAGTTGGAATGCGTACTGTAGATGACTTTGGGATTGTTGGTGCTAGTATTGATGCAGCACGTATTCAAACTAACAAAGGTACAGTACATGGTCGTCTTGGTAACTTTATTAGTGGTCCTGCTCTTAAGTATGGTGCAGAGACTCCTGGTGGTGTAGAAGAGATTACAATTGGTCTGACACAACAACTTAAAGAAGCTGATCGTGTTGGTATGGTTGCTGATGATTTCACTGTAACTGCAGATGAAGTAGCAGAAGCTGGTGATAACCTTGTTCTTCAGTTGTTTGATCCTACGGCTAGTATTGAAGATATGCGTAGTGTACTAAACCCATCAACTAATGAGTTCGGTGGAGAAGTACTTAACCAAGATAGTTATGTTGATGCTTTGAGTAGTATTAATTCTCTAGTTAAGAATTACACTAGTATGGATGTTGCTAAAGCACAGGCTTATACAGCAACGTCTATGGCTGGTCAAGTTGCTGACCTTGCTGAAGGTATGCGTTTAAATCGTGGTTCTATTTCTATTGAAAATGCTCAAGAACAGATCCTAGATAAGATTAACTTTTTACAACAACTGGTTGGTTCTACTCGTTATTTTACTGTTCAAAAGAAAGGATTTGCTGCTCTTGGTGAGCGTGCTAAAAACTTGTTTAAATCTTCGGATCAGATTTCTAACGACATTAAAGAAGGTTATCCAGTAGCACTTCGTCAAATTCAATCAGATAGTGAAAAGTTTACTGAAAGCTGGGAGTATTTACAAGCTAATCGTCCTGAAATTCTTGATTCATTTCTTGAATTATACGAACAAAGTGATGGCAACCTTAATAGTATTGCTAAAGTAAATGAAGATATTCTTAATACCTTTGTAAGGTGGAGACCTCTTATTGATGGTAACCCAGAAGCACCTAATATCCTTGCACAAGCTGTAAGATCTAATTACTTTAACTCATTGTTGTCTTCTGGTGCTACTGGAGCTAAAGCTTTGTATGGCAACCTTAGTGGTCAAGTTGCAGAACCTGTTGCTTATTTTGCAGGTGCTATGCTACGTGGAGATATGAAGAGTGTTCAACGTGGTTGGATGGCTTATAGCTCTATGATCGATACTCAGAAAAAAGCAATTCCATATGCTGCTAATATGTTTGCAAAAGCCTCACAAAATCCTAATTCAGTAAGAGGGCAGACACGTCTTGATCTTATGCTTAAACATGAGGAAAAGATAAATCAATACCGTTATATGGCTGAACAGGAATCTATAAGAGGTAATCATGGATTTAAATTTATAGTTAAACAATACGACGAAATGCAGGCGATGGCAGCTGACCCTGTGTTTAGACTAACGCCTAATGCATTGACGGGTTTTGATAGCTGGAATGGTGCTACATTGGCTAATACCCATGCACGTTTCCGTGCTATGAATGAGCTTGAGAGTCTTGGTGAAGCTGCAACACCAGCTAGAATTAAAGAACTAGCTGATGCTGAATACAACAGTATGTTTGATAGTAATGGTATTATTGTAGATCAAGCTGTTAAGTATAACAATTCTGATATTGCTCTTAACTTAGAGTCTAGATATACTAAGTCTTTAAATGGTCTTTTGGAATTTGTACCTGGATTGACACCATTTTTAACCTTTCCTACGATGATGGCAAACGTGGTAAGGGTTGCTGATGATTACTTGCCAGCACCGTTGCTTTCATTCCAAAAAGATATACATGATTTAGCATATACTCCTCTAAAAACCTTTATGGAAAACCCTGAGCACGTAGAAAACATACTTGTTTCTAGAGGATATAGAATTGAACAAATGGATGAGGTTGCTAAGTTAAATACTCTTGTTGATTTAAAAAATAAAACACTTGGTAGAAAAGCTATTGGCACTTTTGTTGTTGGAACAGTCCTTACTTCTATTTTAAAAGATAGGTTCTTTGGTGATGGTCTTTATAATGTAACTGGTGATGGTAGTGTTAACCGTCAACTTAATCGTGCACGTCAAAAGAATAGTAACTTTAAACCTCGTTCAATTATTCTTGATGATGGTACACGTGTTGAATACAACGAAATACTTGGTCCTGGTTTAAGTAATTGGGTTGCAATGGTTGCTAACATTGCTGATAACTTTGATATGCTTGGTGAAAGTTTTACTGAAAAAGCATTTGAAAAAGTAGGTTTTATTTTAGGTGCTGCAGCAACTGATCAAGCTGGTATTTCTGCTTTACGTCCACTTGTGGAATTGTTGAGTTCAAATAAATATACAATAAACCGATTTGTTGCAGGTCAAATTAACTCACTTGGTCCTCTTGCTGGTATGCGTAATGAATTTGGACGCATCCTAGATGGTGGTTTAAAAGAAGTTAATAATGATATTATGAGTCAATTAGCTAATCGTAACCAAATGATTGGTTTAATTGATCAAACAAACAGGCTACCTACTGTTATTAATCCTATTACTGGTGAAGCGCCTAATAAATACAATATGCTTCAACGTATTTATAATACATATTCCCCACTTAAAGTACATCCAGCAATGTCTAAAGAAGAAAAATTCTTATATGATATTGAATATGATATATCGTCTGCATTTAAAACACGCAATGGTGTTGATTTAACACATATTGAGAGGGCTAAACTTTATAGTATTATGGGTGAAATGGGTGTATTTAAAGAAGCTATCGGTCCTATTATGCGTTCTGCTGACGCACGTAATACAATACAAGAGTTAAAAGAAGCACGTAGAAATCGTATTGATTCTGAAACTACTCCTATTGGTAAGTATGATAGAATTCATATTATGTTAAATCAGGCTCAAAAACAAGCTGAAGAAGCAGCATTTAATCAGTTAGATTTTGAGATGCAATCGGACATCCAACAGCGCATTCAGCTCCGTAAAATTAATATGGAACAAGCTGAAATGGGCATTATACCTGGTAATCGTTACTAATGGCAATCACACAAACTACATATACAGGGAATGGTTCCACAACGAACTATTCATTTACATTTGAATATTTGAAACAAGCTGATGTTAAGGTAACACTTGACACAGTAGCTACAACTGCATTTACATTTGCCAATGCAACAACGCTTGCATTTACTACAGCACCTGCTAATGGTGTCGCTATTCGTATCTTTCGTGATACTGCTATCGATACCCTTAGTTCTACTTTCTTCCCCGGCTCCGCCATTAAAGCTGAGGATCTAAACCAAAACTTTACTCAAAACTTATACGTTACACAAGAGTCTGACTTTGAAGTTGATACAGCTAATACAACAGCTAACACTGCAAAGACAACAGCTGATACAGCACTGACTAACTCAACCACTGCAATTACTACAGCCAACGCAGCTACTACTACGGCTAACACAGCTGACACCAATGCCAGTGCTGCTGTAACGACTGCTAATACAGCATCAACTAATGCAACGGCTGCTGTTAACACGGCTAACACTGCATCAACTAACGCTACAGCTGCAGTAAATACAGCAAACACTGCATCTACTAATGCAACTAATGCAGTAACTACTGCTAACTCAGCAGCTACAGATGCGGCTACAGCTATTAGCACTGCAAATGCTGCAACAACTGCAGCTAACACTGCTACAGCCACGGCTAACAGTGCTACAACAACTGCTAATGGTGCTGTTACTACAGCTAATACTGCTTCAACAAATGCTTCTGCTGCAGTAACAACAGCTAATACAGCTGATACGAACGCTACGGCTGCTGTGGCTACGGCTAACGCTGCTCAGAGTGCTGTGTCTAGTGCTGCTTTCTATTCACCTGTTGCAAACGTAGCAGGCATTCCGGGATCACCTAGTAATAACGATCGTGTTGAAGTAGCTGATTCAACTGGTATCCAAAGCTTTACACCGTTAACTGGTTATCCAGTTGGCTTTGTTGGTAACTCTGGTCTTACAGCACGTATTCAATATAGTACTTCAGGTTCTACTTGGAACTGGGTTGACTACTTTGCTAATGATCCAGAAAACAGATACTTGACTGAATCACTACCTGTTGTAAAGGGTGATAGCACAAATGGTTCAGGTCAAATTACTCTTAACTGTGAGAACAACTCTCATGGTATTAAGATTAAAGGACCACCACATAGTGCTGCTGCTAACTACACATTGACGCTACCTACCACAAGTGGTAGTGCTAATCAACGATTAAAGATTGATGGTTCGGGACAAACAAGTTGGATAACTCCAGACCATATAGAAAGTGCTTCTGGAACAAATAGTATTACTGTTGGTGGAACTGAATTAAATTTTTACACAAACAGTACTAATCAACTAACACTGGGTACTACTGGTGATCTTACATTAATGTATGGTGCCCTAAAGTTCTGGGGTGGTTTTACTAACAACTTTTTGACTATTAAACGGGCATCTGGTAGTCAATCATATGATTTAACATTACCAACAGGTCCAGGCACTAGTGGTCAAGCATTAACCACTGACGGTAATGGTGTACTTAGCTTTAATACTATATCGACAATTGCTATTTGCGATGGCGGTAACTTTGCTAACGGTTCATCACTAGTACAAACATCAACAACATTCGACGGAGGATCATTCTAATGCCAACACCTGCTAATCGGACTCCTCTGCGTGTAGCACGAGGTACATATTCTAATCTTAATAGCTCAGTAGCAGACATCCAAGAAGGAGAGATTTGCTATGCAACAGACCAAGACAAACTGTACGTTAAAGAGGGTTCAGCCCTTGTAAGTACACAAGCCGCACTACCAGCTACTAATGCTGTAACAGATGTGGCACAGACGTTTACTGCAGCTCAACGTGGCGGATTGCAAAGTTATGCTTCAACAACTGGAGCAACAAATACAGATTTTAACCTTGCCAATAACTTTTCTCATGTGCTAAGCGGTAATACAACTTTTAATAATCCAACAAACCAAGTTGCAGGCCAATCAGGTTCTATCTTTCTTGTCCAAGATGGTACCGGATCACGTACTGCAGCGTGGGGATCACATTGGGATTTTGCTAGCGGTACGGCACCCACACTTTCAACTGGAGCTAATAAGGTAGATCGTATTGACTACATCGTGAGAGCTTCATCTTCTATTCATGCAGTCTTTACTGCTGATTATTCATGAGTGTAGTATCTAATAATATTCTAGCCGGTGCCTCTGGACAAGGAGGAGGTGGCTACGAGATCGAACGTAGTCTTAGGTTTAACGCTTCGGATTCAAGTTATTTATCTAAAACCCCAAGTGCTGCAGGCAATCGCAAGACGTGGACTTGGAGCGGCTGGATTAAAAGAAACAAGCTTGGGTCAGATCAAACAATTTTAGAGGCTTATACATCGCAGAATGATACAGGGTATATGCAATTAAAATTCAGAAGTGCAGATAGTTTAAGCCTTTCTGGATGGAATACAAACTGGAAAATAACTTCACAAGTTTTTCGCGATGTTTCAGCATGGTTGCATTTAGTTGTTACGTTTGATGCAACTCAGGCAACCGGATCAGACAGAATTAAATTTTATGTAAACGGTGCACAAATAACAGATTTTGCGACTGATTCGTCTCCTTCACAAAACACAGATCACGCCGTTAACAATTCGATTGCTCATTATATTGGATATAGCAACGGCAATTCTGGTCAGTACGCTGATTTTATGCTTGCCGAGGTCAACCTAATAGATGGCACGGCACTTGACCCAACGTCATTCGGGGCGTTTGACGATAACGGAGTATGGCAAGCCATTAATACAGCCGGGCTGACATTTGGAACGAATGGATTCAGGCTTAAGTTTGCAGATAACAGTGGCTCAACTGCAACAACTTTAGGGAAAGATACTTCCGGCAATAGTAGCAACTTCACGCCTAATAATCTTAGTGTTGCAGCAGGCGCAGATAACGACTCCTTAGTTGACTCGCCAATCAACGGCACGCAGACAGACACTGGAGCGGGCGGCGAAGTCGTGGGCAATTATGCGACGTTAAATCCTTTGAATAAAGGCTCAGGAACAACACTTTCAAATGGCAATCTTGATGCTGTTGCCGGTTCATCTTGGACTTGGGCTACAGCTACTATTGGTGTTACTTCAGGCAAATTTTATTGGGAAGTTACTAAAACTAATGCTGGCGCAGATAATTTATTTGCTGGCATTGCGAAAACTACATTATCCAATTTGGCTTTTGACTTAAATCATGCCAATTCAGCAAGTAATGATGTGTATGGGTACACGGCTTACAACGGAAACAAAGAAGGTCAAGGTTCATCTACCTCTTACGGCGCAAATTTTCAAGCCGCTGGAGATGTAATTGGTGTTGCATTAGATATGGATGCGGGGACGCTAACTTTTTACAAAAATGGTGTAAGCCAAGGACAAGCTTTTAGTGGCATCACGGATCCAGTTTGTCCAGCCTGGGGCGGTACGGGAGGATCAATCAGTGCAGCCAGCCTAAACTTTGGTCAACGTGCCTTCGCGTATACCGCACCAAGCGGCTACAAGTCTTTAAACACCGCAAACTTACCTGAGCCAACGATTGCGGATGGCAGTCTTTACTTCGATACGAAGTTGTGGACTGGCACTGGATCGTCAAGATCAGTCACCGGCTACTCTTTTTCTCCAGATTGGGTATGGATCAAGAAGCGGTCAGGGAGTACTTCTCACAATCTATTTGATGCAGTTAGAGGTGCTAACAAGCCGCTGTTTAGCAACTCGACCAGTCAAGAGTTGAGTGACGGTCGCTTAACGGCGTTTAATTCAGATGGTTTTACCCTTGATTCTGACAATGCGGTCAATGACAATAATCAAACGCATGTGGGATGGGCGTGGGACGCCGGAACATCAACGGTAACTAACAACGACGGCAGCATTGCTTCACAAGTAAGAGCACAGCCAAGTGCTGGGTTTTCGATTGTTGGCTGGAGTGGTCAGTCAGGTACAAATACTGTTGGGCACGGGTTAAATGCAGCCCCTGAGCTTATTATTTTGAAGGGTCGTACCAATGCCGGTGCTTGGGTTGTCGGCTCTGATTACATTGGCTGGAGTAATCGTCTAGAGCTTAATACAAATGCCGCTGCTAGTTCATCTTCTACCGATTTCAACAGTACAGCGCCTACATCGTCTGTATTTACTGCTGGTTCAAACCAGTCATCTGGTAATAAAATCGCATATTGCTTCGCACCTGTCGCGGGCTATTCGGCCATCGGTTCTTTCAGCCCTAATGGTACAACTGATAATGCTTTTGTATATACCGGGTTTAGAACAAAATTTATTTTGGCAAAGTTTACTACTGCAGGCGATTGGATGTTACTCGATACTTCTCGACGACCAAACGGCCCTACCGGAGGAACGTTAATTGTTCAAGACTCTAGCGCTGAAGATGGTGTTTATAACAGCAGCCAAGTAGATTTTGACTTCCTAAGTAATGGATTTAAAATTCGCCACAACGGAGCGCCTCTAGGTGATTCTGGTAAAACAGTAATTTATTATGCTGTGGCGGAAAATCCATTTAAATATTCTCGTGCTTATTAATTAATTAACATTATGCTTATTTTAGATGGAAAACCCCTGTCATATAACCGGGCGTTTACAGATGCTGCTGGCATTCAGTATCCAGCAAATTGGCTGCGCCTGTCCAGTTTGGAAGAGCGAAACGCCCTAGGTATTACTGAAGTTGCCGATGACCCCACGTATGACCAACGGTTCTACTGGGGTGTTGATAATCCCAAGCAACTAAATGATCAACCTGCTGTCGATAAAGATGGTAATGATCTTGGCTACACACAAACTGGCTTGAAGACACAGTGGAAGGCAACTCAATCTCAAATTTGTGATTCACTACTTACTCCTTCTGATTGGCGTGTTACACGTGCTGCAGAGTTGGGGCAAGCTGTGGCTTCAAAGTGGCTTACATATCGTGGTGCTGTTCGTTCAGCATGTAATACACGTCAAACAGAAATCAATGCTGTTGCTGATGTACCAGCTCTAATTGAGCTTCTGTTTGGTCAACCTACCATTACTCAACAGAAGAAAGATTCTGAAGGTAAGGGTGTGGTCGATTCAGATGATAAACCAGTCATGGAAACCGTCGCTAACCCTGCCATTGCTACGGCATGGCCTACACTTATTTAATTATGATTACACTTATCCGTCCAATCCTGTTCTCTTTTATCCAATCTCCAAAGGTCAAACGATTGATTATTGACCTGCTGCGGAAGTTGGCTTCTACAACAGACAATACAGTTGATGATCAAGCTGTAGATTTTATTGAGCGTGGTTTGTTTGGTGCTGAGTAGTGGAGTGGATCAACCCACCTGAATTACCCTCTTTAAACCTCCCTGAAGCGTTTCAATTACCTATACCTATACTAGAGGTACCACAGGCAGACATACCGTCGTATGAGCCTCTTGTGGTGCCACCTAGCTCACTTAGACCACCTCCAGGGATAGAGGGTATTAATATAGATCCTCCACCACAAAGTACAGACGAACGAACAACAAAAACAGACAATCCAACTTTAGCTAAACCAGCTATACCACCTGAAGCTCAGATCATTGAGATCCCATTTACGGACATTGAAGTCCCGATGCCGACGACAACGATCATGACTACTGCAGCAACTACAGCATTTATTTCTGTAGCTGCCACCCTTGCTGCTACATCACTATTTAAATATTTAGTGATGCTTATGAAACCAATCATGAAGCAAGCATGGAACAAAATAACAAAAAAGAAGAATCTACCGGAAACAATAAAAACTTCTTAGCAAAGGTAAAAGAAAATACAGAAGATGAACTACAAATCCTTGGAACCTTTGTTCGTCTAGGCGTTGTTATTTGGAGTGGTTTTATTATTACTCTTAACTATGTGGAACTACCAATGATCAAAAAAGGTCAGAGTGGTGGTGACATTACATTTGTTGCTTCTGTCTTTACTGGTGCTTTAGCTACATTTGGTTTAACTACTTCCAATAATAAATCTAATAATAAATCTCCTGATCCTAAAAAGAAAGAAGAATGAAACGATTACTACTTTTATTGTTTTTAGCTAGTCCAGTATCAGCTCAGGTAACCCCTAACTTCACGCAAGGTTCAATGCAGTCAACAACAACTACCACCATTGATATTGACCGAACCATTGCAACAAATGTATATGGTGGTGCATATTCATCATGGTCTGGAACAAACGTAGTCCCGAGCGGGGACATCGCAGATACCGCTACAACTTATTCAGTCCATACTGCTGGAGATCAATTTCAACTAGAGATTGTAACAAGAGCAGCAGGAAAGATTCAAGACAGTCTAGTAACAGAAACAATCGAACAAGTTACTACTACTACATCCTTATCGGTCTTCTCTCAGTAGTTAACCCAACGTTTGCTAATGAAGAACCAACAGTTAAAAATACATCATCTCCTGTCGCAGCAGCTACAGGTAATGTAACCAATCAGGCGGTGCAATTCCAAAATAATGGTGCACCGTCTCGTCAATACTTTGCAGGTAATAATAGTTGTAATGGAACAACCATGCAATTCTCGCCCTTTTATATGGGCAATGATACTATTCCTTTCGATCACACAGGGTATGTACGGAGCAATAACTTCGGCGTACAGTTAAACTTCTCAGTACCACTAGATGGTGGCATGGTAGAAACCTGTAAAGGTATCGCCCGTAAACACGAACAAAAGATGCGTCTTGACTATGAATTAGTCAGAGCACTTAAGTGTACAGAAATTATGAAGTCAGGTTTTACCTTTAGACCTGGCAGTCGTGTCGAAATTCTTTGTCATGACATCGTACCAATCGTTTCAATTAAATAATGGAAGCAATAGTCGCTGCTGTCATTGCTTTAATAGCTGGTGGCGCAACTCTGAATAACAGATTACACAATCGAATAAATAATGTACATGATCGCATTAGTGGTCTTGACAGACGTATCGACGCTATTGAACTTAACGTGGCTCAGGACTATGTATCTAAAGCTGATTTATCAGTCATGGTTCAGCGTATGGAAGATCATATGGTGCGTATTGAAAACAAACTAGACCAAATTGTCCTTAGAAATTAATTATGTCTTACAACGTAGTAGATCTTCGTACTCAAAAAGTACTTGGTACTTATGAAACTGCTGATCAAGCAGTACGTGCAGAATCACACCTCGTGCATGAACCAGGTGAAACATGGTATGCAATTGAAGCACCCGTAGTAAAGAAAACACGAGCCAAGAAAGCTAATGTCAAAAAACAAAGCGAGTGAAGAACAATTTAATGAGCTACACAATCTAGTTACTACTGAGTTTCTAAACCGTGTTAAATCTGGTGAGGCAACTACTCAAGATTTAAAAGCAGCTTGTGATTGGTTATCAAAGAATGACATCAGTGGTGTCGCCTTTGATGGTAACTCACTTGATAAATTGGCTAACATTATGCCAACTGTTGACCCAGAACTAGTCCAACGGAGGCTATATGGCTCGAAGCTCTAAACATAGCGGTGCTAAATTCGCTAATGGTAACTATAAATCATATCAGAAAGCATATGATGGTTCCAAACTACAAATCTCAAAGAGGTCTGCTTTAAATAAAGAAAACCGCCGACGCGGTACTTATGGTAATGGTGACGGTAAAGATGTATCACACAAGAAAAATGGTAAAACATTTCTTGAAAAAGCATCTAAAAACCGAGCACGTAAAGGCCGAGCATGACCCCACTACTTCCAACTCCTGATCACTACCTATACAACTTAATAACCATGACATCCTCTGAAGCAAAGCGCCTTTGGAGGCGCAGTATTAAATTACACTTTGGCTGCACATGCGTTTATTGTGGAGAAACTTATGAATTACACGAACTTACTCTGGACCATGTACATCCTCGTTCTCTTGGTGGCGAAGATGTCAATACGAATGTCGTCCCCGCATGTACCAGATGCAATCAGGATAAAGGAAGTAACCATTGGCAATCATGGATGAGAGCCAAATTTGGAGTTAATAAACTCCGTGAACACTTAATTATGGAGTATATTAATTAATGAATGAAGAAGGTAACCCCCTTGGTTTAAATTATAATTATACACCTACAGCTGGTGATGTATTTGAAGGGGTTGTTAATTATCTTGGTGGCGTTGCACGTTTTTACCAAAAAACAGTTCCTCAATTTTTTACTGGTGTCCGTCGAGGTATTAAAGAAGAAGCTGAGGCACCGTCACCTCTGACAAACACACTTAATCCTATTCAAGCAGCTGGTGAACTAACAACTGCATATAGTCAATCAGAATCAAAAGCTTTAGAACAGGTAGCTAGTGGTGTTGAGTCTATTGGTTTACCTGAACCTGTTGCTGGAGCTGCTGCTTTAGCAGTTAGTCCGTTTATCCCAGGACCAGCTGAAGCAGGTTTAATCATGAAAGGTGGTACTGCAGTGTTAGGTGCTGTTACTATTAACAACCCTAAAGTTTTAAAAACTACTGGCCGACAACTTGGAGAAGAAATTATTGAAAATGATCCAAAGTTAGCAAAACATTTAACTGAACGATCAGTAAATATGCAAAGACTTGAAAACCAAATTGATCGTGGTTTAGAATTGCAAAAGGTATATCGAAAAGATCTTAATAAAAGACCAGAGTGGAAAACAGCTCAACGTCAAGTTAAAAAAGGTAGACCAGCTCTCTATTCTGAAACATCAAACGTAAAACCATTTACTGAACAAGATCCACAACAATATGGCACTTCAACTAAAGCAACTAAACAAGTAAAAGAAGATTGGATTAAAGAAAGAGTTGCGAAAAATTTAAAAATAACTGAAAAGGTACATGAACACCATTTAGTAACTAAAGGTGGGACTTCAGCAGCTTTTAGAAAAATGGAAGATTTTATCAAAAAAGGTAAAGCTCATCCAGATGATTTAGTTGTTATGTTTGAGTATGCTGAGAAAAAAGGTGTGGCTCCGGGAGATCGTTTGTCTAATATTGCAATGATCCAAGATACACCTCATAGTGAATTACACAAACAAGTTTTAATTCCAGCTGGAGATGAATTTAAGCAAGCACAATGGGATAAAATTTTAAAAGAGTTAAAAACTCCTGAGAATTTAATGGATTGGTGGGTTGATCAAGTAGACAACAATTATGTACCTAATAAAAATACAGGTTTAATTTGGCAAGATTTAGATGACCTAATTAAAGAAGTTCGTAACAGTCCCTAAAATCCCCTCTAACCACCCTTCCACCTACTCTACGCTAGATTGTACCTATGAACACTTTAGACCTCCTTAAAGACGATTTTAAGCTATTCTTACAGGCTTTATGGAATGAACTCGACCTACCAAATCCTACACGTGCCCAATATGCAATTGCTGATTACCTTCAACATGGTCCAAAGCGTTTACAGATCCAAGCATTTCGGGGAGTTGGTAAGAGCTGGATTACTGGTGCTTTTGTTCTGTGGACTCTCTTTAATAACCCCGAAAAAAAGATAATGATTATCTCTGCATCTAAAGAACGTGCAGATAACATGTCTATCTTTCTACAAAAGTTAATTATTGAAACACCATGGTTAAAGCATTTACAACCCAAAGGCGACGACTCTCGTTGGTCGCGAATCAGCTTCGACGTTTCTTGTTCCCCCCACCAAGCACCTTCCGTCAAGTCTGTCGGGATTACAGGCCAACTGACCGGTTCTCGCGCTGACTTAATGATCTTAGATGACATTGAAGTTCCTGGTAACTCAATGACTGAATTCATGAGAGAGAAACTTCTACAGTTATGTACTGAAGCTGAATCTATTCTCACTCCTAAATCAGATAGCCGTATTATGTTCCTCGGAACACCTCAGACTACCTTTACTGTATATCGTAAACTAGCAGAACGAGCTTACAAACCATTCGTTTGGCCTGCTAGATACCCACGTAAAGTTAGTCAATACGAAGGTCTACTAGCACCACAACTTGTCGAAGACATCGATAAAGGTGCTAAGAAATGGGAAGTAACAGATGATAGATTTGATAATGATGACCTGGTAGAGCGTGAAGCGTCAATGGGTCGTAGCAACTTTATGTTGCAATTCATGTTAGACACAAGCTTATCTGATGCAGAAAAATTCCCTCTTAAATGTGCTGACCTTATTGTTACTTCTGTTAACCCCACTACTGCACCTGAATCCATCGTATGGTGCTCCGATCCCCAAAACGTTATCAAAGACCTCCCAACGGTTGGTCTACCTGGAGATTATTTCTACTCTCCAATGCAGCTACAAGGAGAGTGGGATTCTTACCAAGAAACAATATGTTCGGTTGACCCGTCGGGCCGTGGAACGGATGAGACAGCTGCAGCTTTTATCTCCCAACGAAACGGTTTCCTGTACTTGCACGATATGCGAGCTTACAGAGACGGATACTCAGACAAAACACTACTTGATATTTTAAAAGGTTGTAAAAAGTATGGCGTATCTAAACTACTCATTGAAACTAATTTTGGTGACGGTATTGTTAGCGAGTTGTTCCGTAAACACCTCCAACAAACCAAACAAGGAATTGATATTGAAGAAGTCAGAGCAAATGTTAGAAAAGAAGATCGAATCATTGATTCCCTCGAACCCATCCTCAATCAACATCGACTCGTTATTGACCGTTCCGTAGTTGAAAAAGACTTTAAGTCTAATCCTGATGCTCCTCCAGAAGAACGACTACTCTATATGCTATTCTATCAAATGTCTAGGATGTGTCGTGAAAAAGGTGCAATTAGACATGATGATCGTATAGACGCTCTTTCTCAAGGTATTAAATACTTTACAGATGCTATGGGTATCTCTGCCCTAGAAGCTATTAAAGATCGTAAACGTACAGAGTGGAATGCTATGTTAGAAGAGTTCTTTGACGACCCTCAATCCTCTGCTAATCACTTAGTATTGGGTATGAATTTAACACAAAGACAACAAGCTAACTCTAATCCTAAAAACTCAGTCCCTAACTGGGTTTAGGGCGAACGAAGTTCGTTCACTAGAACGGTAGGACCCGTATAGGCAGAAGGGAAGGGTGGACCCGACTGCTCAAAGGGAGGAATTCGAGACAAGCTCTCATTCCTCCTCTTAATACTACTGAATCTTGGAGTATATATTATACTTCCTAATACCACTCTTTATTAATCCCATCACAACTTATACTACTGTATGCATAACGTAGAACTCGTTCACGTAACACCCGATGCTGAATCATTAATAGCTTATATGGCTAGAGTATCTAACCCTGCTAATCAAGATAATGATAACTATACAGGTCTTATTAAATATCTAATTAAACATAAGCATTGGTCCCCCTTTGAAATGGTTAATATGTGTGTACAGATTGACACAACCCGAAGTGTTGCTAGTCAAATATTACGTCACCGTTCCTTCTCCTTCCAAGAGTTCTCCCAACGCTACGCTCAAGTCGTTAATACTCCCCAACTGCCTAACCTACGTAGACAAGATACTAAGAATAGACAGAATAGTATTGATGATCTTGATCCCTTCCTTCAACAACAGTTTGAAATGCGTACTCAAGAACTATATAAGAAATCCCTAGACTTATATACTGATATGTTAGATCATGGTGTTGCTAAAGAGTGTGCAAGAGACATCTTACCCCTCTCAACTCCTACTAAACTCTATATGAACGGTACCTTACGCTCCTGGTTACACTATACTGACCTGAGATGTGCTAATGGTACACAATATGAACACAAACTTATAGCAGATAACGTTAAATCACTCATTCAACAGCAATTCCCTATCGTTTATACCGCAATGTTTGATGTTAGTCTCCCTTCAACAAGCTCTTAACTGCTTAGTACTGTTTATTACTATGTGTACCTCTAATTATCATAATATTAAACAATGTCTCCCTGTTTGGTCCTACTTTCCACAGTATTTTACCGATTATACTAGTTTCGTCATGTCGGAACCTTACGCTAACGAGCAAAGGCTCCTTAAAAAATGACATAAATTTGTGAACCCATATATCATATAAGTATTACAAATATTACCCCCATGGGGTCATAAAATATACTCATCGTTGCCGCTCGCTACGCTCGCTTCCGCAATCATGTCCACTATGTGTTAACATGGCGCGCACTTAGCGAGCGCGTAGCGCGAGCGATTGCACTGCTATGTAATATTTAACAAGGTACACGGATACGTGTAAATATTGCACAACATCTGTTTGCGCCAGTTAACGTACTGTCTACTACCCATTGACTTATGGTGTGTGCTGTGCCATACTATATGCATACCAAACGGAGAGACAATGCGACAGATTGAGAGAGACATGCTCAGTGCAATTAAGTTGGGTAAGTGTTGGCGTAAGGCAAACACTGAGGTATATACTAACGACAACAATGCCTCGCTTGTGTATCTACATGGTAATCATATTGCAACTGTGACTGATAACAATGTCAGAGTATTTGATGGTGGATGGCGTACCAACACAACTAAGTCTCGTCTTAATGTTATCATCAATGAGTTCTGTGATGGTACAACTGATGGTGTATTCCAGAAGAACTATCAATGGTTCATCAAAGATAACAACGAGGTTGTTGAGTTTGAATCTGGTTATGTGTTTCAATAATAGGATATAACAAAATGAGAACAGAGTACACACTACCAACTGAACTTGCTTGCGGTTTAATTAATAATGATTGGAGCATCTTAGATTACATTGATGATATTGAGTACAATAAAATCATCGATCAATTCTTATCTGATTTAGATGATGAGGGTTTGTTTTGTTATGAAGTAAAGGATGATAATCGTTTTGAAAAGTACCATGACTTAGCAAACTATGGTGTATTAGCATGTGATTGTTCAACATTTATTTTTAACTAAATGAGATTAAAAGAAACCACATTCACACT